GTTTGGCGCCGCCGACACGCGGTAGTGCAGGACCCGGTGCGAATCGTCCTGAACGTGCCCTTTCGGCGCCGCTCGACACCCTACCGGAGGCCCTGCTTGACTGCAAGCACCGCGCTCGGCTAGCGTGAGCACATGCCCATGCCGAACGACCCGCGGTTCCACTCGGACGTGATCCCCGACAATTACCACGGCATTTGCCAGGTTCACGCGCCGGCGAGTGTCGTGCGGCTGGTGAACGACAAAGGCGAGCCCGAGCTGTTCGGCCAGTGTGAGTTTTGTTGGAAGGAGCGCAATGACCCAAAATTCTTCGACTGCCCCGAGCACGGCCTCCAGCCGAAAGCGCCCGGCAACGACGGTTGCCCCTGGCCTGGTTGCGTGGGAACGAGTCCTGGACCGACGGCGGATGAGATTGAAAGGGAAGCCCTCGCGCTCTGCGATATTTGGCCGGGCGGGCCTCCGATTCGGGAAGCAGCACTGGCTGAGACGCCAGCCGGACCTGCGGATGTCGGTGGTGGTGAAGCTGGCGATCGGCCTGCAGACGACTCCGAGGGTGCTGTTCGAGGAGATCCTGCGGGAGTGCAAGATCGACCCTCTCGGGAACGTGAAGTTCTGACTCCCGAGCAGCTCGTCGACGCGGCCGCGGAGCTGGTCTACGACCCGTCGACGCTGACCGACGAGGAGCGCGCGGCGATCGAGGGATTCCGCGGGTTCCTGTTCGGCCTTCGCGAGAAGCACGCGTTCCTCGGGCAGGGCGAGGTCGACTCGCCCACTCCCGTCTCGCCACGATCGCCGGACGACGGGTGGCGCGACCCATTCCTCGAGCCGTGATGCCGACGTGGTACGAGATGGACACCGACTTTGGAGCGCCGCTCGGGCGCGAACGGAGGCAGCGCATGGCGATGGAGAACAATGGGCAGCGAATCTCGTGGCTGGAGGATAGGCTTCGCGGGTTCTGGGGTTGCTCGCAGCCTCTCGACTTCGCGTGGTTCATCGACTTCCGATCGTTCGCTCGACAGATCGTGCTGGAGCTGGAGCGCAGCTTCAAGATGTCCACCCCCGCCGAGCGCGAACTCATCGAGGAGGCGCTGGTGGCGTTCGCGGAGCCGGGCAACTCGATCATGCCGACGATGAAGGCCGCGCAGAAGGTGCTCGCCGAGCGCGCGCCGAAGCCGAGGTACTTCGACGACGGATCGCCATGCCATGTGGTAGGAGGAGTCTCCGGACCCGACTTCACGCTCCGCATCATCCGTGAGCGGTGCAACGACGGCGAGACTCGATACGTCGGCGAGGTGATCTCAAACTGCGCCGACGCTGTTGTCGAGTTCCTGAACGGAAAGAAGCCGTGAACCCCGCGTGGATGTGGCTGATCGTTCCCACGGCCGTACTCGCGTTCTATGCGGGATGGCGCGCGGCCGCGGCGTACCTCCAGGCCGCGAGCGCCGTGTCGGACTTGACCAACGCCATGGCGCAGCAGTCGAATAGCAACACGCTAGAGCTCGAGCGCTCACGGCTGGCACAGGAAGCCGTGACGAAGGCTATCGACGCGAACACGGAGGTCGTCAATTCCCGGCAGAAGGAAGTCGAGCTCGCCCTTCGCGACCTCTACGAGGGCTTCCTCCACGCCGGCTTCGTCCGCCGGCCGGGGACACGCGGCCGCCAGGTCGGAGAGGCGCCCACCACCGACGTCTGAGCCGTCACGCGCGGTCGACGACGACATTCCACCTCCGCCCGAGGGAATGGAGTACGTCGCACCGCCGATCGAGCGCGGCATCGCGTACTACTCCGACTTCGCACGGTTCGAGGAGTTCTGCCGCGACTGTCTCGTCATCATCGACAAGTCGAACCGGCGAACGCCGTTCCTCCTCAACACGACGCAGCGGCGCATCCTGGCCGAGATCCGCCGGCTCAGGGCACTCGGGATCCCGCCTCGACTCCTCGTGCTCAAGGCCCGCCAGGTCGGCGTATCGACGCTGACCGAGGCCATGCTGTTCTGGGCCTGCCTGACGAAGGAAAACCGTTCGGCGCTGATCATCTCGCACACGCAGAAGCTCTCGAAGCTGCTGTTCCGCATGAGCCGCAACATGCACCGCTACCTGCCGAAGTGGATGCAGCAGGCGACGCGGATCTCGAACGTGCACGAGATCGAGTTCGACTCCGGATCGAAAATGCAGATCGAGGTCCAGGGCGACCCGCGCGGCTACGCGGCCCAGGACATCCACCTGTCGGAGTTCGCGTTCTACGAGCAGGCCGAGGCCACGCTGACCGCGATCATGCAGTCGGTGCCGCGCATCACGGACTCGCTCGCGGTCATCGAGTCGACGGCCAACGGCGTCGGCAACAAGTTCCACAAGATGTGGCAGCGCGCGACCGGGCTCGCCATCGACACACAGGTCGACGAGGACGAGAAGGGATGGACGCCGCTGTTCTTCCCGTGGTTCGAGCACGACGAGTACGCGATGCCGTGCCCCGAGAAGATGCTCCTCACGTCCGAGGAGCGCGTGTTGATGGAGCAGCATCCGCAGATCACGCGCGAGAAGCTGAAGTGGCGGCGCTGGTGCATCAACGCTAACCTGGACGGCGACGAGGAGAAGTTCGCCCAGGAGTACCCGGCGTGCGTTGTGGCCGGAACGAGAGTGGGCACAGCGCGCGGCATCATCCCCGTCGAGGAGGTGCGCGAGACGGACGCGGCCACGCTGGGGATCGTCGCGCATCTTCATCGCCAGCCGGAGTCCGACATCTGGCACGCGCGAACGTCGCTCGGCTACTCGCTCAGCGGGACGTGGCACCATCCCGTGTTCAGCGCCGGAGGAGTGCTCGTACCGCTGTCGACTCTCAAGCCGGGAACGCGCATCAAGCTCCAGCCTCCGCGCTTCGCCGCGCGACCGCACGTCGTCTCGTGGCGATCGCTGGGGACCGATTGCTCGATCACGTCGACGCCCGACCTGTGCAGGTTCCTCGGCTTGTTCGCGGGCGATGGAAGCTACAGCGGCGGCACGCTCTCGATCGTCTGTGATGGCAAGGACGCGGACGTGGTGGCCGAATCTCAGCGTCTCCTGTCGACGCTGTTTGGACTGAACGCAACAACCCGAAGCGTCGGCAACAAGAAGGGCGGGACTGAGGTTCGCGTGGGCTGCACGGGAATCGCCCCCGCATTCGAGCGACTGGGAATTGTTCACCGTCGCGCCGATGGCTCGTGGACGCGCAGCGTTGCCGTGCCGGAGATCGTGTGGCGAAGCCCCAGGTCTCACGTCCGAGAGTTCCTGCGCGGATTGTTCGAGGCCGATGGGTTCGTTTCGGGCACCGGCTACGTGAAGCTGTTCTCTCGCAGCGAGCAATTCCTCCGCGACGTTCAACTGCTGCTGCTCGGATTCGGGATCACGTCGAGAACGTGCTCGGCCAACAAAAAGTCCAGCGACGGGCACGAGTATCAGGGCAACGAGATGTGCCTTCGGCGCGCCGAAAGCAAGATGTTCCTCGCCGAGATCGGCTTCATATCCAGCAGGAAGTCTGCGCGCGCCAGGCCCATTAAGCCCTCCGGTCGTCCGGCCGCGAAGCTTGAACTGACAGACTCGATCGCTCGCGTTTGGCAAGAGGGCCGCGCGGCCACGTACGACCTGACCGTTGAGGACGGGGGCGCGTTCGACGCCGGCGGAATCCTCACGCACAACACCGCCGAGGAGGCGTTCGCCCTCTCCGGCCGCCCGGCGTTCGACACCCGCGCGGTCCTCCACTACACGAACGAGCTCGCGAAGATCATCGCCGCCGGCGAGCTGCCGAAGAAAATGGAGATCGAGTCGGACCCGCCCGGTATCGGCGTCCCGAACATCATCGTCTACGACCGCGGGCGCCTGCGGATCTTCTTCGACCGCGAGGACCGGCACACGTACATCGTCGGCGCCGACCCGTCGGAAGGCGACCCCGGATCCGACCACTCTCCGCTCGCCGTGCTCGACCAGCAGACCATGGACCTCGCGGCGACGTGGTTCGGGAAGGCTCCACCCGACGTCCTGGCGTGCACGGCGATCGACCTGGCGCGCTACTTCAACGAGGGCATGGTCGCGCACGAGGCGAACAATCACGGGATCCTGTTCGGCGAGACCGTCATCCAGCTCGGATACCCGAACCTGTACTACCGCAAGGTGGCCGAGGACTCGGTGTCGGGCGCGATCACCGAGAAGCCCGGATACCTGTCGACGACGCGCAACCGCGAGTACCTGTTCAACACCGAGCGCAAGTACGTCCGCATGCGGATGGGCAGGATCCGCTGCCCGCACTTCGTGCAGCAGATGCAGTCGCTGATCTACGTCGACGACAAGGTGCAGGCCGGCGTGGGCATGGAGAAGGACCTCCTGTCGGCGTTCGGCGTCGCGCTGATGGCGCACCGCGGCACCATGAACGTGCCCCTCGAGCCGCTGCCGATCGACTTCGTGAACGAGGCGCTGACGACCGCGCAGCTGCTGAAGGAACGCGAAGGCCCCGAGGGCGCCCGCGAGTTCATCATGGTCCGCACGGGCATGACGCAGGACCAGGTGGACGCCGTTCGCGAGGCGGAATACGAGCGCGTGGCGCGCCAGCGTAAGTACGGGCTCGGGGGTATGCGCTAGACGCCGCGCGCGGTACGTGCGTAGAGTGAAGGCATTGGCCGCCGCCGACGCACGGATTCAAGCAGCCTCACGGACGAGCGTGCCATGAGCGGAAGCAGGACGTTTGACGACGACCGATGGCCCGACCAGGACGGACACGCCTGCTGCTTCGTGTGCGGTAAAAAGGTCGATCCGCGCGACAAAGACCGCGGCACGTACACCTCGAACGCCAAGGCCGGTGGCCAGCTCCCAGGCCACCTGAGCTGCTTCGAGCGGGTGCTCCAGCAGCCCGGCGGGAACATCGTCCTCGAGGTCGCGCACCGGACCGCGCTGCTCGCCATGAGCGACCGGCAAATCGAGATCCAGCGCCAGCAGGCGAATTGCGCGATCACGCCCGGGGCGATCCAGTGAGCTGGTCCTGGTTCTCACGCAGCGGCAAGAAGCGCCACCCGGTGGCGTACACCTCGCCCCACGCCGCGCGCGAGTTCGCGACACCACGCCTGAAGCGCCAGCTGCTGAAGGACCTCGGCGCCGGGTTCCGGCTGCGCCAGATCGAACCACCGCGCGATGACGCGGCGTCCGTGCGCGGCGACATGCCCGAGCACTACAGCTACAGCTTCGACTGCATCGTCAAGAGCGGGCGCCACCACCGGGAGCTGCAGCGCAAGCACGGCACCCACGACTGGGAACCCGTGAAGGACTCGCCCGGCAGCAACATCTCGCGCCAGCACGCCGAGCGCATGGCCGCCCAGCGGAAGTTCTTCCATGGGTAGCCGTCTGTTCGACCTGGGGAACGGCTCGCAGTTCGTAGCCGACAAGCGGTACATCCCCGCGGTCCCGCCGTTCGGGTCGTTCGGCAACGACGAGGCGAAGCTATCGAGCTGGGTAAGCGAGAAGTGGAACATGCTCTGCCAGCTGAAGCGTGGCGAGACGGAGCGGCTCACGACGAATCAGCTCTACTACGGCGGCTTCCACTACGAGAGCCCGATCGACAACCGCGAGAATCCGGTCACGAACTACTGCTTCTCGACCGTCGAGACGATCTGGCCGATCCTCACCGAGGCGCGCCCGCGCCCCGAGCCTGTTCCGCGGCGGTATATGGACGCCGAGCGCATCAAGCGCGTGCGCGACTTCGCCACGTACAAGATGGACACGGGCGGGTTCGACAAGGTGTTCCGCAAGTCCGTCCGCGACCTGCTGAAGCACGGGTGGTGCTGCCCGCGGCTGGGGTTCAACAGCAACGGCGCTTCGCGCGCGGTGTACGGATCTCCGTTCGACTACTACCCCGACGCCGCGACCGACGACGACGGGCTCGAGTGCTTCGCGCTCGCGAACCCCGTCCCCGTCCGCCGGCTGCGCGCGCTGTTCCCGAAGGTCGCCGATAGGATCCAGCCCGACAACATCGCCAGCCCCAGCTATCGCTCGATGGTGCAGCCGTACCTCGAGGCGAGCGGGATGCTCGGCGCGTTCGGCATGCCGAACATCATGGGCACGATCCCGATGACGTCGACGGTGTTCGAGGGCGACGCCGCGGCGACCACGACCGGCATGTACGGGATCGACACCGGCTCATTCCAGGTGTTCGGGCAGACGGCGTTCCTGATCCAGCTGTTCGTGCGCGACTACACGACCATGAAGGTCCGACACGACGGCGTGCGCATCGACCCCTCCCCGCACGGCCCGCTGAGGAACCCGCACACGATTTACTTCGACGAGCCCTGCTGCCCCTCCGGGTGGCGTATGGTACCGATGCTCGCGAACGGCCTGATCCTCCAGCGGCCGATGCCGGTTGACCCGTGCATCGGCGGCATCCCGGTCGTAATGGGCCGGAACTACGAGGAGGGCGGGCGCTACTACTCTAACGGCGAGCTCGACGCCGTGATCCCCGTTCAGCGGGACATCAACCGGACCGACATGAACCTGACGGGCGCCCTCGAGCTGCAGTCGCGACCGCCGGTGCTCGTCTCTAACGATGCGCGCCTGGGCGTCGACAAGTCGTCCGTCGAGGCCGGCGAGATCATCCGCCACCAGCGCGGAGCGACCATATCGTACCTGCAGCCCTCGAGTCTCGCGGAGTCACACTTCACGCGTC